AAAAGAGTATTTAGAAATCAATGTAAAGAACGACGAACAACTTGTTAAGTTAGCAACAATCGTTCAAAGAATTACAGCAGCAGAAAAGAGAGTATCGGATAGTGGAGATGAGTTTGGTTTATCTGAAAATGAAAAGAAACAACTTATGGATGCAATAGAGTCTGATGTTCAAGAGTTACAAATCAAAAAAGACGAAATAGAAAATTCAATCAGTAAGGAAGATTAAATGGCCAAGATAGTGGATACACCACTTGACAATTTATATATACAGGGCGATGGTCTTGTTACAAAGAAAGAACTGCGTGATGTTTTAGCAAAGGCACACATTACAAATGTGGAACCAGAAACTAATGCAATATTAGAAGTTTTTGTAGTGGACGAAATTAATATAGATGACGTTCCAGAATTTGTTAGAGGTAGATTTGTATACTCACAAAACGATGATGAAGAATTAAGATTGTTTAGACCAATGAACTCTAATATTATTCAGTATCCATTGGTTGGCGAGGAGTGGTTAGGTTTTACATACAAAGATGTTCATTATTATTTATCACGACTAAGTGATAGTAATGTATCTATAAATTATAAAAAAGATGGTAGTAATCAAAGATTAGTTTCACCATTTACAAATAACAAAGATGTTAAAGATAATTTTGCTGATAGAGAATTAAAACCATATGGTAAAACCTTTGTTGATTTAGCACCATTATCCCCACCTTATGAAGAAGGAAAAACATTACTGCAGGGTAGATTTGGAAACTATATTCAATTGAGTAGTAATCAACCTTCAAGTCCTAATTCACCAAATGTTAGGATAGCAGCAGATAACAAAACATTTATATCACTAACAACTGATGAACCACAACCAACATATCCAGTTGGTATAGATTTTGAAACCTATGAGACTTATGGGGGAGAGCAAATATTTTTAAACTCAAATAGAATTACATTAAATGCTAAAAAAAATAAAGTAGGAATATATTCAAGAGATGATATTAACATCAGTTCTGATAGAGGTAATGTTCTAATAGAAGCTGCTGATAGGATTAGATTAAGACCAAGAAGAAGCACGATAGACCTTGATATTGAAAATGGTGGAACAATATTAACTACAACAAAACCAGGAATACCATTTCCACAATTAGAAATGATGGGATTTTTAAAAATGATGTTTGGTATATCGGACTTTTTTAAAGGTATGTTATTAGGTGTTCCTAAATTAGTAAATCCATTTACTATACCTTTAGGTGTTAAAGAAATTATGAAAGGTTTAAAAGGAGCAGAAGCATTTATACAAGCGATTATTGGTTTAGAATTTTTAAGTATGTCAAGATTGGAAACAAAAACAATTGAGGAGATTAAAGCAGTATTACCTATACCAGCAGGATTTGGTGGTATCATTGATGATGTGTCAAATATCACAGATGAGCAAATCAAAAAATTAGAAGAATTGGAAAAAGCATCTTCAGAACAATTACAAAAAGCATCTCAACTACAAAGTGCAATATCAACGGTTCCACCAAGTGCAGCAGCCGTAAGTGGATTATTAGCTGACGGAAGTTTTGATAGTTTTGATGGTGTAGGAGATTTAAAGGGTGTTCTTGGTGATAACCCAAGTGATGAAGCATTAGGAAGATATATTAGTAATGGTGGATTGAGTGGTTTCGAAAACCAAGTTTCAGGCATTAGTGGTAATATAGGTATGGCAGACCAGGCTAGGTCATATCAAAATATATTTAAAGCAAGGAGTTAAAAATGAACAAAAATAAATTAAGAAATATTATTGAATTAGTTGTTCGCAAAGAAGTCAAAAAACAACTGAGTGAGATATTTATTAATGAAGAAAAAGAAATCAAATTAGCAGAAACGATTTCACAACCTAAACCTAAAAAGGTTATCAGTAAACCTAACAAACAATATTCAAAAAACCCAGCGTTAAATGAAGTATTGAATCAAACCAAACCATTAGGAGCACCAATGGACGATGAATATCCAACATTGGGCGGTGGTGTATTGGGTAGTGATAATATGGCAGATGTATTGGGTTATGGGGATTTAGGTAGAGGTCAGAATAAAGAAAAAGCAAGAGAAATGGCAGCAGTTGATACAATCAAAAAGGCAGGTGTTTCAGTAGACCAAGTTCCTGAAGATGTTCAAAATGCACTAACTCGTGATTATTCTGGTTTGATGAAAGCGATGGATAAAAAGAAAAAAGGTGAAAGTGGGTTTAGACCATAATGGCAAGAAGTGTAAGAGAAATAGATAGAAATGACGACAAGTATGTTGGAATAAGATTTCCATTGGGATATAGTCCTGAAGGTTTTTTTTATAAAACAAAAACCATATTAGAACAATCAAAAGCAAATCTTAGAAACTTATTGTTGACAACACCGGGTGAAAGAGTATTTCAACCAGATTTTGGTAGTAATTTAAAAAGTCTTGTTTTTGAACAAAGAGTAAATTTAGATGAGGAAATTAATTCTACTATCAGACTATCTACTGAAAAGTTTTTACCTTATATTAATATAAACAATGTATTTACCGTACAAGAACAAAATCAAGTCAATATACAAGTAGAGTTTTCAGTTTCATTAAACCCACAAGACATCGAAATATTAAATTTTGACTTTAGAATTGGAGAGCAATAATGGCCGACTACGGAACAAACAAAAGAGCAATAAAAAAAGAAGTAAATTATCTTGGTAGAGATTTTGCCGATATAAGAGAAAATTTAATTGAGTTTGCAAAAACTTATTTCCCAAATCAATACAATGATTTCAATGAAGCATCACCAGGTATGATGTTTGTTGAAATGGCTGCTTATGTCGGTGATGTATTGAATTACTATGTTGATAACCAATTTAGAGAAACACTTTTACAATTTTCAGAAGAAAGAAAAAATGTTTTATCAATAGCACAATCATATGGATATAAACCAAGATTAGCAACACCTGCTATGGTAGAATTAACTTTTAGTATTGATGTTCCGGCAAAGTCAGACGGAGACGATGGATTTGTTCCTGATTTAGATTTTGCAGGAAAAATTCAATCAAACTCTACCGTATTATCAAACAACGGAACGGAGTTTACTATATTAGATGATGTTGATTTTAAAGTGTCAAGTTCATTAGATACTATGGAAATAAAAATGTTACAACCTACATCAGGAACAGACCCTACTAATTTTAGACTTACTAAAAAAGGTATTGCTCAATCTGGGATTAGAGAGATAGAAGAATTTGCTTTTACTAACGCAATTGAATTTGATAAATTAGTTTTGTCAAAGGAAAAAGTTACATCAATCGTAGATGTAAGAGATAGTCAAGACAACAAATACTATGAGGTCCCATTTTTAGCACAAGACACAGTATTTGAAGATGAAGAGAATTCAACTCTTAACGACCCTGAATTAGCAGAGTTTAAAAATGATACACCTTATTTATTAAAACTTATCAAGACTGCCAGAAGATTTACAACAAGAGTTCGTAGTGATAATAAAATGGAATTACTATTTGGTTCCGGGGTTAGTGATAACGCAGACGAGGAACTAATTCCAAATCCAGATAATGTTGGTTCCAGATTAGGTTTTGGTGTGTCAAGGTTAGATGATTCGATTGACCCAAGTAATTTTTTAAAAACAAGAACATTTGGATTAGCACCTGCAAATACAACACTCACCATAACTTACAATTATGGTGGAGCAGTAGAACATAATGTTCCTACAAATACTATTCAATCATTTAATAGATTAACTTATACGAATTCAACAACAGGTTTAAATCTTACCACATTAGCAGAAGTAGAAGATAGTCTTGTGGTAAATAATGAAGAACCTGCGTCAGGTGGTGCTTCAATAGAAACCATTACAGAAATAAAAGAAAATGCAGCAGCCTACTTCAATGCACAAAATAGAGCGGTAACAAAGGCAGACTACATAACAAGAGTTTATTCATTACCACATAAATATGGAAATGTAGCAAAAGCATATATCGTTCAAGATGAACAATTAGAAGCGGTTGGACAATTACAAGTTATTGACGGACAGGTCGTTGATACTAGGGGAACAGAAGAAGTTCTTAACCCACTCGCATTAAATATGTATTTATTAGGTTATGATTCAAATAAAAATTTAACTAGATTAAATAGAGCAGTAAAACAAAACATTAAAACATATCTTTCACAATACAGAATATTAACAGATGCTATCAATATCAAAGACGGGTATGTTATTAATATTTGTGTAAAATATGATATTATCACAAAACGAGGATACAATAAAAATGATGTTTTACTTAGAACAATACAAAAAGTAAAAGAGTTTTTCCAAATTGAGAAATGGCAAATAAATCAACCAATTGTATTGAGTGATTTAGCATACCAAATTTCTACTTGTGAAGGCGTGGTATCATTAGTTCCACCACAAATTAACAACTCAAACAATGATTTAATTCTAATTGAAAATAAACATTCAGCAAGTGATGGATATAGTGGTAATGTATATGATATAAATTCTGCAAGTAAAAATGGAATTATATATACTTCATTAGACCCAAGTATATTTGAACTTAAATTCCCTGATAATGATATCGAGGGTAGAGTAGTAGGAGATAGATAATGCATTATTTTGAATTCGGTAAAAGAGATACAACACTTTATTCAGGTGGAACAACCGCATCAAGAAATACAGGTTTAGATGAAATATTAGAAATTAATAAAGTTGTAAATAATAATGGTACGGTAGGAAATGTATCCAGAGTATTGATTGACTTTGATTTAACTTATATTTCACAATCAATACAGGACGGAAAAATACCTTCTACTGCAAAGTATTATTTAAATTTATATGACGCAACTTCTGAAGAAGTTGAAGCAGAACAACCACTTCATATTTATATGGTTAGTGGTAGTTGGAAACAAGGAACAGGAAAACTTGACCACGACCCAGTAACAGATGACGGAGCTACTTATCAATATAGAGACCACCAAGCAAAAACACCTTGGGTAACGGGTTCAGTATTGACTGACGGGGGTTCTTGGTTTACTGCAAGTTCAGGTCAATATGAAGTATCAACTTCTTATGATATAACATTTGATAGACGAGATGTTAGAGCAAATGTAACTGACTTGGTAAATAACTTTATATACTCATCTTCCGATTATCCTAACAATGGATTTATAATTAAAAGAGAAGATAGTGGTTCTCACGGAGACCACCCAAGTTCGTCAATGTTTGATTTCAACACAGGACAAGAGGGTGATAGTTCAAGATTGGGAAATCTAAAATATTTTTCTCGTGATACACACACAATCTATCCACCTAAGTTAGAAGTAGTTTGGGACGATAGTTCTTTTTCAACAGGAAGTTTATCACCATTAACAACAACAGATTTAGAAAGACTAAAAATATATTTCCAAAATTTAAGACAAGAATATAAAGAAAATTCAATTGTCAAATTTAGAATTGTTGGTAGAGAATTATATCCAACGACTGCATTTGACACTACACCAGCAGAACTAACAATTAAATATTTACCAAGCGCTTCAGTATTCTATGAAGTTAAAGACGCAGATACAGAAGAAGTAATTATACCTTATGGAACAGGTTCAAGAGTTAGTTGTGATTCAACAGGTAATTTTTTCAGAGTTCAAATGAACGGACTACAAGCAGAGAGAAATTACAGATTTGGATTTAAAGTTGTTAGTGGTAGTGGAACAACAGATGAACAAATAAATTTCTATGATGATAACTATGATTTTAGAGTGGTGAGATAATGCCTTATTTACCAAGTGAAGCAGCAAAAAAATCAGAACTATATAGTAATATTTTAAATGGTGCTGAATTAGAATATCAAAGAGCAGTTGAGTTTTTAAAACAACAACAACAAATTTCAGGTTCGGTTGATGCCAATGCACCATTAAGAGATGATGATGGATTTTTAGTATCGTTTGAATCTGAAGAAGCGGGTATCGCATTAGAGGAACAATTTGAGGAAGTTCGTTTAGAAAACTCTCAATACTTTTTTGAGGGGGAAATGGATACTGAGTTTACATACTACTTTCAACCAGAATCAGAGGACGATGAAGATGATAGCGATGATGCTGAGGGAACAACTGACGAAGAAGTAGAATTTCAAATGACAAAACGAGATAACTTAATTCAAGTTATGAATGAATACTTTTCAGAATCAAACACACCAGAAATATCAACTGACAAACTACACTCATTAATAAATAAATTTTTCAGAGCAGAGGGACCAAGAGGTGGTAAAAATGCAGAAGGTTGGGTAAAGTTTAGACAAGATAAAATAAAAGTAGAAAAGTTTAGAAAGAAAGGTAAAAAGAAAAGACCAGGTGGAGGTGGTAGACCAAGAGCTAATTTTAGAGATTTGAAAAGAGATTTAAACGGATACCACTATGATGATATAATCAACAAACAATTATATCATACACACGAGGGTCAAAGAATTTGGTTAAAATTAGGGTTTAAATATCAACGAGATGAAAAATAATGGCTATCGAATACGGATTTACACAACAAGAAAGAAACCAATACTTTAATCCTGAAAAGGTTTATAGTAGTTGGGGTAGAGATTTAGCAAGTGATTTTGCAGTTCTATATGTTTATGATATGGAAGGTAATTTTCTTATTAGTAAAATAATGGGATTAGATGAAATTCATTTTAATAATGGATTAGATTTTATCGACATAAACATTGGTCAACACTTACGAGATTTAGGATTTCGTGAGGGAGATTATCAAGTAACTTATAAATTTTTAAGAAGACTAGCCGGTAGAGAAAGACCACAATTTGTGGACGAGGCAGGAGAAATTTGGGATAGACAAGTTGATAGAGAAGTTGTTAATGGAGAAGTAAAATTTTTTAAATCTACCGGTGATGAAACAGATAACCCTACAAGAGAAGAAGTATTTATCAGAGATATGAAATATGAACTTGTGGAGACATCACCAGATAGAACTGAGTTTATGTTACAATTAGATGAAAAAATACAGGACGAAGAATATAAAATTGAATTTTCTGAAATGGGTGAAACAATACAATATCGTCCACTAAATAGTGGGGGTGCTGGAACAATAAAATTTGAATCACAAAATCCATATGTATTAGAGTTTAACATTAACCCACAAGATAGAGGGTTTACACAAAATATGGTGGGTGGACAAATCATCATTCCAAACCTTTACAAAATTGACGGAGATGAAGATACAGACAATAGTGATGTTGATGTTCCTGACAATGGTGAAGATGAACCACTACTACAAGGGCTACTTGATAATGGTTCAGCAACAGATTTCTTAGGTGAAGTATCTAAGAAAAAATTAATCGATATATTAAGAAATGACCCGGACCCAGTTGAAAGACAATTAGCAGATGATGCTTTACAAGAAAGAGCAAACGAACAGAGATAGTAAATGGCGAGAAGAGCATTCATAGGAATAAACAGAAGAACTGACGATATCAAACCACCACGAAAAATATTTGCAGGTGTAGCTGGTGGACCAACAACTTTATTTACAGGAGATTCGTCAGACCCTAATGACCCAGGTTTACCTACCGGTCCTGCACAAACCGTAAATGGACTACCAGTTGATATGGAACTTATCGACCCAATAGTTCCGGAACCAAAAGGAAATGAAGATGTTTCAAAAGAAGAAGAACTCGTAATATTAAAAGATGAAGAAAGAGCTAAACCGGAAGACTTTCCACCACCACCACCACCGCCATTAGAAGATATAAAACTTTTTGTTCCAGATTCAGTTGATATTGAAAAAGGTTTAAATGTTTCAAACGCTAATGTTAAACAACAAAAAGTTTTAGGTGTTTCATTAAAAGATAAAAAAAAGAAAAAGAAAAAGTTTGTTAAAAGGAAACCAGTAAGAAATGATGTTAGGAAAGCTAAATCTAAAAAAGGAAATGCAAGAAATAATATTAAAGTTGGATTTAAACCACGAGCAAAAGCATCAGGTCCAGAAGCAGTAATAAATGTAATCAATGAACAGATTGACATTACGAGAAAAACTAAAAAGAAAAGAACACCAGCACCAGTTCGTTCTATGGTTCAAATGGTTCGTCCGAGACCGAGTGTTCCAGTAGTGGAAGTTAGACCAACAAGAACAATTGCAGGTGCACCAATTAGAAGACCAGCACCACCAGCTCCAGATGTTCCACCACCAACACCAAGACCAATTGCACCAACTAGGTCCATAAGTCCAACTAGGTCCATAAGTCCAACTAGGTCTACCAGACCAACACGAAGAGGAGGTAGATACTAATGGCTAGAGAAAAGTATAGAAGTTTTAATCCAGAGAGAAGAACTGAGAGCACAAGAGGTACAAAAGAATATTCTACTAATAGAAGAGGTGGAGTTGGTGGAGCCAGTAGAGCCAGTAGAAGAGGCGCAACAGACACAAAACGAACTAATCTAGTACCACAACCTAAACCAAATAATTATACCGAGGGAGCACCATACAAAGGTTCACCAACATTAGTTAGACCAGACGGAGTAACGGAAGTTCTTGGACCAGACGGAGTAGTATTAGAGGAATTTGGTGCTGATGGTAAAATGATTGTTGACCCAGTTAAGGATGCGAGATTCGACCCAAAAAATCCACCACCAAGTATTCAAGCATTAAGAGATGAATTTAGAGACCACGTTGAAAGTGGTCGAGATGAAGCAGGTGAACCATTTTTTGTAACCGATGAAACAAAAGCAGCTTTAACTTCTGACGGACTTGGTAATGTTGGTGGAGCGTTTACAAAAGACGAATTAATAAAAAAGAAAGTTATCAAACCAAATGGTGAAGTAAATACCAAAGATGGTGCAACTGCTGATGAGGAAATTGTTAATCCAAGTCAAGAACAAGCAAATTTATCACCAAGGGATTATGTAGCAACCATTGAAGAAGTATTAGATAGTAATCGTATTCGTGTTTCTTTATCTTATAATGACGGAGTAAATCTATACGGACATAGAGGTGAGGACCAAGTTAGAAATCGTTTTCAAGGTTTCAAGGTAAATTATGTAAAAAATAATATTGATAGATTTAAGACTTATGTAAAAGTAGATTCACAATATTATCTTGTTGTAAATAGTTCATTAGGTGTTGATGGAAATCAAAGAATTTTAAAAACTAAATTACCACTTTCAAGTGATGTTGAAATTGGAGAAAAGCTTTCATTTGTTGAAAAAAGATTACCAGACTATATTGACAATGTAAGATTAGTTCCTTTTGAAGATGACATTGATGACGGAATATTCTTACGACTACCAAACTTTAATTCAGTAGATAATCCAATTAGTTTTAAAGAAACAGATTATAAAACAAACACAGGACTTCTAAGTAATAGTGATTCGGATACAAGAGATATTGAAAGATTATTGTTATCAGGTAGTTTGCTCGATGTTCAACCAAATATCGATTATCAAAAAACTACGGTAGATTTAAATTTACAAACTGATGATACTGGTTTTGGAAATTTTGTTCATTTCTCAAATGCCGAGACAAGAGTAAGAAATTTTAAAAAGAAGTTAGAATTAATTGAGGGTCATAACACAGATAGTTCTTCTTTGGTAAATATTACGAGTTCATTATCAACTATACAAGAAATAGAAAGAAAAAGACAAAGAGTAATCAATTCATTTGACCCATTTGAAAATTATATGTATTTTGAAAGTTCATCTTATGCAACTTCATCAGCAGGACAATTTCACGATACTTCTTGGCCAAAAACAAATACATCATCACCATATGTATTAGCACACACGACAAGTTCACAAGCCACAACTTGGTTTAATAATATGATTTTAAGTTCTTCAACTTACGACCAAGGTAATGCTAATTCGTTGAGAAATACATTACCAGAACACGTTTATGCGGATACTGAAAATAATGTGTTCTTAGAATTTATGGATATGGTAGGACAACAATTTGATGAGGTTTGGACATATACAAAATCTTTGACAGATTTAAATGTAAGAGTGAATAAATTATCAGAGGGTATTTCGAAAGATATTGCAATTCACTATGCAAATGCACTTGGTTTAGATTTATATAGTGGTAATGATATTATGATTTTACCAACATATCTATTGGGTAAAAATAATGATGGTGGAAATTTATTTGAGTCATCACAAGAACAAGTTACGGAAAAGATTTGGAAAAGAATATTAGCCAATTTACCTTTCTTTATCAAATCAAAAGGAACAGAAAGGGCATTAAAAGGTTTACTAAATTGTTATGGTATTCCAAGTTCGATATTGAGAGTAAGAGAATATGGTGGACCAGACAAAGGAACAAGAGTAAATTATGAAATTAAAAGAAAGTTTACAAGAGCACTAGATTTTAAAGCTGGACAATATCTAAAATCAAATTGGAAAGCAGGTTCAGACGGACTTATACCAGATACTATTGAGTTTAGATTTAGAAGTCCTAAATCACAAGACCAAGTAATCTTACAGAAAGATGATGACTTTGCTATATCATTACAGGATAATGGTGAAACAGACGAATATGGATTCTTAAGATTTACCATTAGTGGTTCAGACGGAAGTGTAAACTTTATAACATCATCATTACAACCATTTTACAATGATGAGTTTTGGTCAGTTATGTTGACAAGAAAGTCAGCAAGTAATGATTTAGAATTTGATGACGATAGTATTTATGCAAGTTCATCATTTGAATTAACAACAAAATATTATGAGGCATCAAGACAAAAGATTTTATATCAAGATAGTCAAAGTATGGAGATTACTTCATCAACTATAAATGCAGCATTCACATCATCTGGACACGTTTACCTTGGTGGTAGTGGTAGTTCATTCGGAACACAATTTACAGGTTCATTAATGGAATATCGTTTGTGGTCAGAACCATTAAGTTCAAGTGTATTTGACAATCACGTTAGAACACCAAAAGCATATAATGGAAATCACTATTCATCTTCGTATGATGAATTATTAGTTCGTTATCAATTAGATGATAACAAAGATTTTTCTGATGCTACCGTATCAACGGCATCAAATACTGCACACGATTTAAGTTATGAAACACAAACAATAAGTGCTTCTGGATTTACAGGAAACTTTTCAAGGTCATTAACAGACCAAGAAAAATTAAGAGTTCCAAATTTAGGACCAAGTCGTAGAAGTGCAACAAAGATTAGGATTGAAGACACTACTATTGAAGCAGATGAACTTGGTAATACATTACCTTTAATGGTGGATAAACGAAGAGAAAAGTCTAATGATGACTTTGCACCACTTGATGACAACTCGTTAGGAATTTACCTTTCACCAACAGATATTATAAATGAGGACATAACATATAGTATCGCAGACTTTAACTTTGATGATTACATTGGAGACCCAAGAGACCAATCAAAACCAATCTATAAAGATTTAAGAGATTTAAGAAAAGAATATTTTAAACGATATGATATGACAAATAATTTCTTTGATTATTTGAGAATACTAGAGTTTTATGATTCAAGTGTTTATGACACATTAAGACAATTAATTCCGGCAAGAGCAAAAACTCGTATGGGTATATTGATTGAACCAAATATATTGGAACGTTCTAAACAAGTATTAAATACAAGTACGGAATTTACTAATCGTTATTATGAAAATGCTGACCACTTTGGACAAGGTATTTTAGTAACGAGATATATAACAGGTTCTAATGATAATTATTTTGAAACAAGTGGTGAATATACAACCTATGGTGGAGATATTAATTTAGCATTTTTCGACACAGGTTCATCATTAGGATTTTTAAACAATCGTTCACTAATGGTGTTAGATGATATTGATAAACGAAGTGAATACGGAACATTATATGCGACAGCAAGTATCGTTTCAGGTTCACATAATAATATTTTTACTGAAGTATTACAACCTAATATTACGGGTTCAACATTATCAAAGAAAGTAAATGTTAAAGAATATTATTATTCAAGTTCACTAAGCGCATCAATTGGACCAACACACGCTTATAGTTCATCATTTCTACAATCAGATGTAGAAAGTATGGCAGTCGATACGGTTTTGTTTAGAGCATTCTATCAAGGAACATCATTAACAAGAGATAACACAATAGACGGAGAAGAACCAGTAATTGTAAACGAGGTTGCACCTACCGTATTGAAAACACAGGATTCAGAAACAAGTAAATTGAAAGTAGAATAAAACTAATGGAAAATTTAACTTTCTTATATTTATTAATGAAATAAAAGAATAGTTATATCATTTCCACAGGAGTAAAATAAAATGGGATTTTTAGATAATACAAGTATAACAGTAGACGCAATTTTGACAAAAAAAGGTCGTGAACTTTTGGCAAGAGGGCAGAACGAATTTAAAATTAC